TTCATATCAATAGACAACAAAACTGGCAGAATCTTCACAAATTTGACAAATTTATTCAAGGAATTGAAGCCATTTTTGCGCTATAAAGATAAGAAATTAGTTGAAATTGACATAACGTGCAGCCAGCCATTATTTTTGGCAAAAGAACTACTTCCATTTCAGAAACTAAGTCATCATAAAGGCAGTTCAAGTCTAGATACATTTATTAAGCAGGCGCAAAATGACATCTACACTTATTTAATGAAGCTATATAATAATGATTTTAATGAAAACCTTAGCCGGGATGAAATAAAAGAATTGTTTATACCATTCTTATTTCAAAAAGCATACGTCAACAAGCATACAAAATTTGGTTTATTCTTCAAAAAACACTTTACCGATGTATTTGATATTATTGTAAGAATTAAGCAAATACCAAATAAACTTAAAAAACAACACAGTGTCTTAGCATTACTTCTGCAAAAAAACGAAGCTGAAATAGTTATCAATACAGCATTGGATTTTGCAAAGGTCGGTATTCCAGTCTGGACAATTCACGATAGCATAATTACAACAGAAGAATATGCAGACAAAATTAAAACTATCTTTGAAATTACTTTCGACTTAATTGGTTTAAAACCAAATCTTAGAATTACACATTTAAATTAGAAAAAATATGAAAAACACAAAAGAAGAACAAATATCAAATTTTATAAAAGGTATAGATAAAAGTTTTCAAGCAGTTTTTGATTTAGTAAATCATTATAAAATTAAATTACATCATTGGTATGGTGAAAGTCCAGTAATAAGAGATTTAATTAAAACGGATTATCATACTGCTGAAAAGTTTTTTATAATAAATTCCTTTTCAGTGCCTTTTGATATGCATATCAAATTTATAAAAATGAAGTTTAAAAAAGATTATTCTAAATTTTATTCAACACCTTATTGGTCACTAATAAGGAATATCTTAGTATCAGAAGAATCAAAATGTGAATTGTGCAATTCGAAATATAATCTTCATGTGCACCATAAAACATACGAACATTTTGGTTTAGAAATATTTTTTAAGACAGACTTAATTATTTTATGTGGTAAGTGCCATGCTAAACATCACAATAAATAAAATTTTCTTTTTTCTTATACGAACGATAATTCGTGAATATATATAATATATAACAACATAGTTTTCATGTTAAAGTTTTCGTTATCATTTTTACTGGAGAATAAGATGAACGAGCAAGAGCAAGAAATTACAGTCAAAAGTTTAAGAGCAGTCAAAAAACATTTGCAAGACAAAATTAAAGAGTTCAAAAGGACCGGCGAAAATTATTACAACGATAATTATATAAAAACGAGATGTAATCTAAGGGTTATTGAAGATGAATTGAAAAGAAAAATTGCGATTGAGAAGGAATTAAAGAGAACATTCGAAGAAGCAAAAAAAGAAAAAGCACTTCAACAAATTCCAGGACTGACACAAAGATTAAGCTTTCAGATTGCAAAACGTAATTTTAGCAATCAAGAGCAGCAGGCGATAAATTTTATGAGAAGCCATAATAATACAACAGATACATATACTTTAAGCACTGAAACCGGAATGCATTTGAGAAGTGCCGGAAGGTGTTTGAGCGTTTTGAATAAGAAAGGTGTTATTAGACCACATTCTACCCTAATAAGTCCTTACGGGCGTAGGGTTACGGTATATGAAATTGTATCAGACTATTTTGCTGAATAAGAAAAGTTTTAAATTTAATTAATATTTGCAGAATATATATATAAAATAGATTGCTTAAACAAAGATTTTTTTCTTTCATATTTAGGGCAAGGTTTCGTGATGGTTTCCTTGCCCATCTCTAAAAGTTTTCGACATTTATTATTTTGGGAATAATAATGTCAGACACACAATTCGATAAAACAAAAGTTATAAACTCTTTCATCGTAGCTGAGCCTACCGAAAATGACAATAAAGTAATTGCTCGCATTAGTACAAACGCTCTTAACCGCAACAACTTAATAATTAACCAGTTCGGAATCGACTGGACAAATTATTTAAAAAACCCAGTTGTACTTCCATTCCATAACACAGAAGAAAAGCCAATCGGTCTTGCACAAAATTTTCAAATATCCGAAGCACAAACTGTCTGTGAAATAATTTTTAACGACACAAAAGAAGGACAAGACTTTAAATATTTATACAAAAATGGTTTTATGAAAGCATTTTCAGTTGGCCTACTTCCAGTTGATGTAAAATTAAATGATAATGATACGGTATCTGTCGATAAAAGCGAAGGGCTTGAAATTAGTGGAGTAACTATTCCAGCAGACCCAAATGCTCTAGTTTTGAGAAATTGTATTAATAACGTTAAAACGGTAAAACTTAAAAAAGAATTTGAAAGACAGTTGTTCGAAATACTTATAAACAGTGTCGATGAATTGAAAAATAAGATTGAACAAGACAAAAGATATGATGAACTAAACGAAAAGATTGACAAAGCATTTCAGTTAATAGCAGAAAGCAAAAACATGCTTGATATTTACGAACAAAACAAGCAGACTGATGAATTTAAAAAAATACAAGAAATACAAAATAGTATAGTTACAATTAAAAACGATTATAAAAAAATTAATGATTTGCTAGAGGCTTATAAACAAAATTAAGAGATATTCGATAGAGTCGAATATTAATTAAGTTAGTTTTACAGCGGTGAATGATGTTTTGATATAATCCTCATAATTAGTTTACGTCCCTTAATTTATATATGAGGATATTGAAATGTCTAATGAAATAAATTTAGAAACATTAAACGCAGAGATTGCTGAATTAAAAAATAGCAATACCGAATTAATAAATAAGTTCCAAAAAGTTTTAGAAAATGACAAACCAGCTGAAGAAGTTGTAATAAGCAATGCAACTGTAAATACTTTTGGACAAGACTTATGGAAAGTATATAGCAACAACGTAGAAGTAACAATAAAGAATACAGTTGGTACAGAAGGTAATGCGACATACGGTGCCAACGTTGCTCCAACATTACCAGGTAACAGTTTATATCAAAGCCCAAACGAATATGGTCTTGCAAGACGTATCTGTAACGTAGTTCCAGTTAACGGAAAAGCACAAGATTTTTATACAGCAACAGACCAAACAGGTTATAACATTACAGAAAACGGAAGTATTTCTGGAACATCTTTTGCCTTAAGCAAAGTTACATTAACCCCAACAAAATTTGCTGGTATTTATGCCTTTAGTAAAGAATTGGGACAAGATGCAGTTATCGATTTAGCAGGTGAAGCAAGAAAGAATTTTGTAAAAGTCCTTAATGGCTTAGAAGATACACTATTAGTTACAAGATTAGAAGCGCTTCCAGTCGCAAATGGTTTAACAGCTTCTGCAACAGGTGCTATTTCTGCTTCTGTTACATCACTTGATATTTTCCCACAAATTATTTCTGTGGTTGAAAGTAATAATGCCGCATTTGAAAATGGCGCATTTTTAATGCATCCATCAGTAAAATGGTACTTCTACAGACTTAAAAAGACTACACAAGACCCAATGATCGATTTTAATACTGCAACACAAATGTTATATATTTATGGTAAACCAGTTTATACAACAAATAAACTTGCTTCCGTAACCGAAACCACAGCAGGCAAATGTGTAATCGCATACGGTGATTTTACCAAAGCATATTTCGGCGACAGAGGTGTTACAACTTTTGAAATGAGCACTGATGGTACAGTTGATTCAGTAAGTTTATACCAAAACGACTTGGTCGGTTTAAAAGCAGTCGAAAGAGTTGATATTCAATTCATCGACAAAAACGCTTTCTGCCAATATTGCCTAAAAGCTTAATAAATATTTTTCATAAATGGTTTTACCAGTTTTCCACTGATAAACTGGGTTTTTTATTCTCCTAATAAAAATTGAAAGGGTTGCGGTACTAATAATATTGTAACCCTTTTTTTACTTACTGCTTCAAGAGAGACCAATATGAACACACAAAAACAAACTGGATTAGATATAATTACAGTCGCAGAATTTCAAACCCATTACAAGAACACAGATTCCAGTCTTACAGGTTTATTTCAGACTTACATTAGCAATGCTTCTGCAATTTGTGAATCGTATTGTAATAAGGGTTTGAAATTTAACGTGTACACTGACTACTATGATGGAGATAACACAAACGAATTACTTGTAAATCAATATCCAATTATTTCAATCTCCAGTCTCCAATACCAATTAACACCTACGTCAAATTGGACTGATTTTTATACTGGCTCTTTAACAGCCAATATTACACCAAATAATAACGCTGGAATTGTGAAATTACACGACACAGTTTTTCAAAAAGGAACAAACAATATAAAAATTGAATACACGGCAGGTTTCTCTGACTGTCCGGGTGATTTAAAGCAAGTAGTATTAGAAATGGTTGAGAGGATGATTGAAAAAAGTAAGTATGGAGAAGGCACTCTGGATATGCAAAGTATAAGTGTGAATGCTGGTGGATTCTCTAAATCAAACACATTCGGAAAAATTGAAGATAAATGGGAAAAGACTTTAATTAAATACAAACGAAGCATATAAAATAATGGCAAGTATTAGACAAAACATATTGAATACCTTATCAGCCGACCTGATGAAAATACAGGTTGCAAATGGGTATACAAACAACATGAAGAAAGTACAATGTATGTTGTTACCAGAGCAGGTTGGTGGTATGTATCCGTCAGCAGGGTATTCGGTCATTGACGATGATAGGGTTGGATTTTTGACAGAAAACAAAGAATTGGAAGTCAGAAAAATACAGATAAAAATTGCTGTTTATACGAACGAATCTGATAAAAATTCAGCAGTTGAAAATATGATTACTGATTTGAATAAATTGTTCAAAGACGACGATTCAATTCTTCCAGTTTACCAAAGTTCAATTAGTTTAATCGATGGCGTTTTTTCTGATGAAGATAACAGATGCTTAAATGTAAATAAAATTTCACAGTTAAATTCTGCTGGTATAATCATTTGTGACATTTCGGTTTTGTATTTAAGCGAATATAATGGTAATGCGAATGGTTCTTCTGGTTTACCTGTTGTTCCGAATATTTTAAATAATTATACAGTAACAGGTAATTTTGTTTCTGCAACAGCAGATTTACAAACACAAATAAATGCTTTAGCAATAAGCGGTGCCAATGTTTGGGGTACAATATCGGGTAGTATAAGTGCGCAAACAGATTTGTATAACGAATTACAAAGTTTAAGTGGCAGTATTACAGGCCTAGATTTAAGCGGTTATAGTCTTACAGGACACACACATACAGAATATTTTTTAAATTCTGCTACAGCAAGTTTAAGCACAGATTTAAGTGCTTATACAACAACAGCAAATTTTATTGCAACTACAGGCACATTAACAGGTGCAACCTTATTACATCGTTACAGCCCTTCTGGCTGGACTTATTTTGTCAACACAACCGACAGGGTCGGTATTGGTTATGTGCCAAATGCGGCATTAGGTTATTCGCTAGATGTAAGTGGTAAAATTAGGTGCACTGATAACCTTTACACAAATGGTGGACTTTATGCAGATACTACAATTAGTAGTCCGGTATTTAAGCCACGTTACAATACTGCTTTTGCATTTAATAATTATTACAACGTACCACTTGGTACTGTATTAAGTGGCGGACAATGGGGCATTGGTACACAAACACCCACAGAAAAATTAAGTGTAAGTGGTAATATAAGCGTAACTGGTAATATTATAACAAACGGTCTTACAGGCTTTTCTGGAACAATAACCGCATCGCAAACTTTTACTGTAACAAACGGTATTATAACAAGCGTTGCATAACTAATACAAGTTTAAAAATAGTTTTCATCTTTCTTTTACGTAAAGGAAACAAAGAAAATGAACATTTCAAAAACAACAACAGCTGTCGACCCTAATGGCGGTGGAGTAATTTTAATAAAAAGCAATGCGGCAGGAACACAACCAGTTGTAGATTTAGGTTTTATTGCTGAATCAGACTTCAAAGATGTCACAGACCAAAAAGATTTACCTCAAGAAACAGGCGATACTTTCATGACAATAAATGAAAAAAGGACTGTAACTTTAGAAACTACTTTATGGCAAACAGACACAAATATGATTGATGCAATTAAAGAAATGAGAGATGGTAGTTATACTCTTGCTTGGAAAAAATCAGATATTTTGAATCAGTGGATTATTGCAAATAATGTAACTCCAAAACCAGACTTTAGTTTCAAAACAGGTGATGGTAAAATAAAAATTACTTGGAACATTTCTGAAAATCAAACAGCATGGTCTTTGACTGGTGCAAATTTATCTGGTTCGCTTACCGCTGGTTTTGGTATTGTAGGAACAACAACGACAAGTGCTACAATCCCTGCCGGTGATTACTATGATTCAATTCAATAACAAAAATATGGTTTCGGCATTTTTTCAAACTAGGAGAATGATAAATGGAGTTTGTTTTTAAAAATATCGTACTTAAACCGCGTGTAACAAACTGGATTGGGTATCGAATCCCATCAATTGAGTATAAAGACAAATATAAGAACTACAAATTATCTTTTACAAACAATGTTGATACACAAGAAGAACTAAGAAAAAAGGTGTTTTCAAATAAAGAATTGACAAAATTGGCGTTAAAAAATGATGATGAGTTAAGTCTTAGAATTATTGATGAATATCCAGAATTAATAGCCACTCATGTTATCAATGCTATTGACGAAAATGAGATAAAAGAGAAGTTTTTGTTAGAAAATAATTTTGAAAATGCTAAGATACTTCTTAATATCATTTATGAAAATGGGTCTGATTTTGATTTTAATTTGGTCGGTTCTGAATCTGATTACGATGAATTTTATTTAAAAATTCTTGAAGTGTTTGACGATTTTTTTTCAAAACAGCAAAAGAAGAAGCTGAATTAATTGCTATAGTTCAAAAATCTTTTGCTGAATATAATAACAGTGATATACCCTCTATCGACATCAAATATCCTAAATATAATTGTAACGAGGAACTTGTTGCTGTAGATTATATGGTATTCAAATTAGGCCAATGGTACAATAAAGACAGAATTTGGATTTTGTGCAACACAGATATAATGGATTATGTTGAACAATCATCGTGGCGAAAGTTTGATGCTTATTATGATTGGAAAATAAACAAGAGCATTTCTAAAAAATGATTGATATTGAAGTAAACACTAAAACAACAAATAAAGATGATGATATTACATCTTTTGCAAATATTGGCGACGAATATTACGAGTTAATAGTAAATAACATAAAAAATATTGCTGAGATTGTAAAAGCAGGTGTACAGGATAATTTGGAACAAGGGAAAGATATTTTCGGCAATGCTGTTGCACCAAAAAAATCCGGTGGTAGAATATTTTATGATACTGGTGAATTATTCAAAAGTGTATTAAGTCAACAAAAAGCAAAAGATGAATTTCAGATTTACATAAATGGTAATCGTTCAGAAATAATGTATTACTTAAACCAAGGAACGGATAAAATGCCAGCAAGACAAGCATTTGGTTTGTCGGTCGATACAAACAAAAAAACCGATGATTATATAAACAACCTTCTAAACACTACAAAATAAGTTTTCTTACCTAATAGGTTTCTTCTTTTTTTATTCTTGGGATAATAATGCCTATCAACAATCAAGTTGTCATTGATGTCAAAGCCCAATACAAGAATGCTGGAATGTCTGAATTGAAAGCCGCTTTAACACAAGCAAGAAAAGAATTAGATAGTTTGAAAAGCAGTGGACAACAAGGAACACAGGTTTGGGATAACCAAAAGAGCAAAATTGCAGGATTGTACCAATCAGTTCAGGGACTTTCGAGAGAATATAAGGGACTAGATGCTAATGTAAAAGCTTCTGGATTCCAGATGCTTGAGTTTGGTGAAAACTTGACTGTAGTTGTCGCTGGTATAACACAGGTAGTTAGTAAGGTAAAAGAATATGTAAAAGAACTTTACAATTTAACGAAAGCGGGTGCTGAATATGATGTTCTTTATAATACTTTTGTAAAATTAAGTGGTGGTGTAGAAAATGCAAGGGTAGAACTTGATTTATTGAGCAAAGCAGCAGCGGGTAATCTGAATGATTCAGAATTAATCAAATACGCAAACAAAATGAAAGAACTGGGTTATAATACAACCCAGACAGCACAATTGCTTGATTTGGCAGAAACAAAAAGTGATGAACTTGGAACAACAATCGAAGAAGGTACTGATAAGATACTTAGATTTTTAGAGACAGGAAAAGGAAAAGGATTATATAATTTAGGCATTGATATTGGCGAAGTAAACAAAAAAATGATTGAATTATCTGGGCTTACAGAAGCACAAATAAAAAACCTTACCGAAGAATCAGCCCAAAGATTACGCACAAAAGCAACACTAGATTTATATGGTAATTCTCTTGACGCAATAAATAAAAAGCAAAAAGATAATGCTGATAAAATGGTTGCAATGGAAAAGAATGTTGAGAATTTGAAATTAGCATTTGGACAAACATTCAGTGCAGAATTATTTAATCAAATTGACAATATCGGAAAAGCATTTGAAAATGTTACTGGTAAGCAAGTAGAAATGGAAAAATCATCTAGAAGTTTAGGCAGTTATCTTGGTGAAGCATTTGGAAAAATATTACCATTTCTTGCAGGAGGTTTTGCAGGAATAGCAACAGAAATAATATCTGCAACGTTAGCATCCGACAAGATGAAAGATGTATTTGAAAATTTAAGATTAGTGTTTAAAGGATTTTTGAAAATGTTGGCAAGCCCAATACCAGACGCATGGGTTGTTGCGTTTGCTGATGCTGTTGATTGGGCAAAAGAGCAATTATTAAGTTATCTAAAATTATTAAATAGTATACCCGGTATAGAGTTATTAATTCCAGATAAAATATTTTTTGCAAAGAAAAGCAAACCGAGTTGGGCACAAGGCAGTACATCGACAATGGCAGGCGATGAAGAATACGAAATGAAAGATGGAAAAGATGGATCTGAAAATAATAAAAAAGAAAATGATGCAGTACAAGACCTAATAGATAGTATAAAATTCAAATTAGAATACGACAAAGAATTTCATAATTTGAAATTAGATGATTTACACTTAATGATGAAAGAATTGGAAATTTCAAGAGATGGCACAGAGGATTTAAAAGACAAATTTAAATTACAACAACAATTCAATGATGTAAATAAAAATTATTGGAATAGATTAAAAATAGATAAAGACTCTACTATTGGCACAGTCTCAACCTCAGAAACACCTGAAGTTCTAGATCGAGGATATAAACAATATGAAAATACAGGTTCAGGATTTATTCAAAAAAGTCTAAATGAAATGTTTTGGAGTAATAGAGCATTTGCTACAGATTTTATTAATCAAATTAAAGAAGGTATTGGAAGTATAGGTAATGTTTTTTCAAATGCTTTAACATTTCTAGGATTGGAAAAAAATAAGTTTGTTAGTGGATTAGTTCAGGGTTTCAATAGGGTTTTAAGTATTGTACAAATAATTGCAGACACATTAAGTGCGATAAGTACAGTTAGAAGTATTGTTAGTACTATTGCTTCATTTGCCACAGGCGGTATATCAGGAGGTATATCAGGCGGAGGAGCAGCAGGTATGAATTATGGAAATATTAGTAATCCATATCAGCAAATTGTAAACATGACACATACAACAAATTCACAACCAATATTCAGACCAAATATAAACGTAATTGTTCAATCAGAAGTTGAAAGAACAAAAATGGTCAAGATATTAGATGAGGTTATGCCAACATATAATAATTATATAAAGCAGACACAATTTGCGAGTTAAAGAATGGGTGAGATAAAAATCATATCAGAAAAATATTTATTTGTTGATGGTACAAAAGCATCAGATGTAAATTTTTTTAATCATACAGATTCTAAGGTATTAATCGACAGTTTTACTTTTACAGAAGATAATGCCCTTATCAACGTTTCAAATATAAAGTATGATCGAAACACAATAATATCAGGTGATTCAAATGAATTAGTTCAAAAAGTCGGTGATGTTGATGTTGAGTTTGACACATACAATACAAATTGTGAAGATTATTTTTCAATAAAAGATACTGATTCATCAATAAAACGATTGTTATTTTACTTTTGGATTTTTGTTGATGATGTTCAAGTATTTTTTGGTACCTCAACCAAGCCTGATATAACAATAAATTATCCTAATGAAGAAGTTGTAAAAGTAAAAATGTACTCAATAGCACAAAATTTTATTACCTATCTTCAAAATCAGTTGTGTGACCCGGATGAGGTTAGTTATATTGGTAATTTGCCACCATACAATAATTCTGACTATAAATATGCTAAATTAGTAGATTTATATCATCAAGTGTTATTTGAAAGCCAGAGTTTTTTTAATGTTGTAAATAATACGGGCATTTCTTGGAACATAGCAAAGAACCCATATTTTTACCAATCCAGTTCAGAAGTTTATTATTGGTTTTTTCAAAATGGGTTTGATAGAATGACTGATGATGATGTAACTAAATATGATTTTTTTATTAAAAGCTGTAATGCATTCGGTTGGGATTACAAGTTGTACAATAAATATCTCGATAATAAGAGAACAGTTTTAAGTATACAAAATAGATATAATATAACCCAAGGCATTAAGAGTTTGGATTTTCTTGCATTAAACAACATAACCATACTAAACGAATTTGACAAATCTGGAATAGAATATATTGCAATAAAAGACGGATATATAAAAACAGGTAACTATTATGCAAGTCAAGGCATACCATTAAAAATAATATCAGAAAATATTACAACAAGTAACAAAGGAAGATTTTTTGGTTCAGCACAAGATAAGGGCGATTATTATTCATTATATCCTCAACCACTTGAAACACATTATGTCTATGAAAATGCCGCAACAAACGACAACGATGTTCTTGATTTTGGAATGATACGATATACAGATTTAAATCATTGGAACAGCAGAATAAATGATAGAGAAAGTATACGAACAAGAAATATATTATTTGTTGATGCTGGAGAAAATTTATCAGGAACAGTTTGCGATATGGCAACAAAGACCATCTATCCAGCTGACGATATTGGTGATAGCACTACTGATGTATATTTTAGGGGTAACTATGGTAGTATGTATTTTTCAACCACCAATGATGGCGGTATTGAATATGATTATGATAAATACAGTCAAACAACACAGTATCGAAACAATTTTCAAATGGTATTATCTGGAAAAGATAAAATAGTTTTGGATGTTGAGTATGATGAACTTTTGAGTGATTACTATCTTGATACTTATTCAATAATTAATTTTGATAATGTCGATGAAGAATTTTATCAAGGTTTTTGGAAAATTTTAAATGTTGAACTTAATCTTAAAGATGAAACAACAAAATTAAGATTAATGAAAGTTATAACGGGCTAATAAAATGGAAAAATACTTTGAAGGTGGCTATCAAGAGCCGTTATTTATTATAAAACTAAATGATGCCGAAGTAGAAAGATTTGAACTTATGCTTACAGGAGCAGAAGGTCTTGTAAAATCACATGATGATGATACTTCTACACATAAACGAATGTCTGGTAAAATATCAACAAAGAAAAAAGGGTTTTACACAAAATACATTCTAAGTTATGTTGATTATTCACCATTAGAAAATCAAATTAAAATTAAAAAGATATGGAATTATTATAATGACGAAGAATATAATTACTCCATATATTTGTGTCCAAGAAAAGACACCCCTGTTGACTGTCAAGAAGTAATATTTACTAAAGGCTTTGATGAAGGAATAATGAGAGGCGGTGAAAATGCTCCTGGCAATAGATTAGTAAAACTTGAGTTACAAACAGTAAATAGACAACATCAATTAATGATTATTGATCCAAATGTTTCAAATTTCGTCGCATTATGCGATTACGCTATAATATAAAAAGGAATACAAAATGGAAACAAGTAATTCTGACTATACAATATTTATAGGTACAACAGGTGTAGGTGGTTTTATACAACCAATTACAAACTTAACAGAACCATATTTAAAAACATTTCCATCAGCTGTTAAAAATTATGCTGGTTCACATCTTGGAAATGGTGTCTATATTTTTACAAAACCAGACGACGGAAGATATAAAGTATATGAATCAATTTCAGGTTCAGAAATAGCTTCTTGGGGAGGTGTTAATGGAAGGTGGATTGGTGATGATGTTTTAGACTATTACGGAACATCTGCACAAGTTGCATCATTACAAACTGAAGTTGATAACCTTGAAAGTGCGACTGCTGCTTTAGGTAGTTCAACGGCTGCAATTGTAACCCAACTTGCAAATTATGCTGTTCTTACAGGTGCAAATACATTTACTGCAAGGCAAACCCTAAACGGCGGGATTACAATATCAGGAGCAAATTCGTATCTATGGGCACCATTCAATTTAAAAACTTGGGCGGTTTGTGATGTTCCTTTATACGCCACTTCAGTTGTTCCTAGAAGTTATGTTGATTCTGAAATTGATACCAAACTTGGAAGTTTTTCAACTTCTGGTTATCAAGAATCAAGAAATATAATAAGATTGATACCTAATGGTACAGAACAAACTGGTAAAGTATATACATCTTATAGTGCCGCTGATACATATGCATATTCAACGGCAAGTTCAACAGCACAAATGACAACCTTAATTTGTGGAAATGGTATAAATGCAACTGCTATTATACCAACAAAATTTTCAGATTATGTTCATATCAAAGGATTAGGCAGCAACGTAAGATTAGATATTTCAGGCTTAACACTTTCTGCATCTGTTTTAGGCAGAATTATAATTGAAAATATCACATTTGTTGAAACAGAAGGTAGTGCCGGACAGAATCTTGAAAATTTAATTTTTAAAAATTGCAACTTTGAAGAAATTAATAATTCGACCGTCTTTACAACTTGCCGATTTATTGGTTTAAATTATTATAGCACTGATACTGATAATACTTACCAATTCCAAAATTCAGAAGGTACAATTGCAACCGATGAACATACAGTTGTTGTCGCTGGTACAAGCAAAGTAAATATTCTTGCACCTGACAAATTAACCATCAATACAATCACTTTGCAAGACGATGGGACACAATTTTACATCAATTCAGGATTGAAAATTGATCAAGGTGCAACAATCGGTGGTGAAACAAAAATAAGTGGTAGATTGAATGTAACAGGCGATGCTAAATTTGTATCTAACACAATTGCATTATCAGCAGCAAATATTAGTTTAAGCGGGGTTGTCAATTCAATTACTGCAAATTCAATAAGCGCAAATTATTGTTCGGCTGATGGTTATGTTGGTGTAACAGACACAATAACAATAGTTGACCAAATTGGGGCAACACACAATATTGAAGTAAAAAACGGTCTTATTACCAGTTACGCAGTTTCATAAAATCAGTTTTGTCGGCTAATGTATAAAAAGGAATATCAACATGGACTTAACAACAGTGCTTACAGCCTTATTTACACCAGCAGTTTGTATTGCTTTAATCATTTACATCTGGACTAAATTAAACAAAGAAATAACAGAAATGAAAGTAACAATAAAAGAAGACAAAAAAGAAAATAATGAAAAAATTGAAAAGCTAGATGAAAAACTAGAAGATGTTGTAACAAATTATAAAACAGAATTTAAACTGGTCAAAGAAAAAATTCATGAAAATTCTGAATGTAATTTAAAACAACATGCAGAAATTCAGGTTTCATTAGCCGAAATAAAAACAAGAATAGAATTTTTAATTGAACAGGCAAAAAAATGATAGAATTTATAAAAAAAATATTAAGCAGAAATTCGCAATCCAGTATGCGCCTAGGATTCTTGGCAGTAACATTTACTTTCATTCTAATTTCAATCGCATTCACAATTACTTGTATTTCTACGGGCAAATTGGATCTATTACTAAATGCATTAACTTATGTCTGGATACCTGCATTGACCATCTTCACAGGTGGTAAATGGCTTCAGAAAAAAGAAGAAATAAAGGAAGAACAAAAATGATAGATGAAGAACAAATATTAGAAGATAACCAAGAACTAGCAGTTCAAAATCATGATTTTGTCAATCCAATTGATCCAGATGAACATTTGGATGAAGATTTAACTTTTGGATTTAACGAAGATTTGAAACAAAGATATTTGGGTTTATTCAGAACACATAAACAAATTGTTAGAGCCAAATTCCAAGGAGCAAAAAGCTATAGAGAAATTGCCAAGGTCACAAAATCATCTTTAAGTTCAGTTCAAAATTCTTTAAAGAATCCTATAGTTCAAGAAGTTATTTCTGAAATGTTAAAAATAAAGAAACAAGAAATTAAAAATGAAATGCTCTATCAATTGAGTGAAGCCGGACGTGATGCTATTCTAACATTACGAAATTTGATGGTAAATGCAGAATCAGAATCAATAAAATATAAAGCCGCCCAAGCAGTTCTTGATATAGTTTTCAAAAATTTAAACGGAACACAGGTAACAATAAAAGACAATAATATTCTAGTATCAGACAAACTACCATAAGTGGAAGATGGTACTACCACTTTCTCAAAGTTTTCATCTCTTTTTATACCTCAATAATTAATTGCAAGCTCAAAGTAAATCTGATATAAAATTCAGTAATGCCATAAAAGAAGCTGATAAATACACTAAGCGTCCGAATAAACTCTTTCACAAAGCTCAATGGGAAATATATATAGACCCCGCTCGAAGAAAAGTACTATGCTGTGGAAGAAGATTTGGGAAAACTAGATTGGCAATATATGAATGTTTAAGACAAGTTCAAATTCCAAACTCAAAGTGTTGGATTGTGGCACCGACATATAAAGATGTAAATGAAATATATGTAGATGATATGATTCAAATCATGGAAAATGAGTTGAAATGGAAATTGAATGAAGATTTTTCTTACAGCAAAGGTCTATTCAAATTCAAAAATGGTTCTAAGATTTGGTTAAAATCTTCTGATAACCAAGAGAATTTACGCGGTAGAGGTATTGATATAATTATTCTAGATGAATTTGCCATCTTTTTGTATAAGGACAAATTTAGGTCTGTTTATATACCAGCCTTAAATCCAGGTGGCAAATTAATCATCATTTCTACACCTAAAGGATATGACATATTCTATGATTTATATATCAACGGTCAAAAAGACGAGACAGGTTTATGGAAAAGTTGGAGATTTACCAGTTATGAAAATACAAAATTACCCGGCCTGATCGATGAAATAGAATTGAATAAAAGGGATATGACCAAACAAGAATATGAGCAAGAATATCTTGCAATGTTCAATTCATCTTCAAGGAGAGCAAGTCCTGAATTTGATAGAAGTATTCATGTTTCTGATAAATTACCAATCATATTTCCTGAAAAACAAATACGTCTAGGAATTGACTTTAACGTTGACCCAATGTCTTGGGCTATATTTCAAATCATCCCAAGAGATATGTTGCAATCAAATCCAGAATTTGCAAAGATGAAATTACAGAATGAAGTGGTATGCTATATCAAAGAATTTAAGGTAAATAATATCAACACAATTGGAATGATAAAAGTATTGAAACAATGGTTGGAAGAAATAGAATATAAAAATAGACCAATTACATTTTACGGAGATGCCACAGGTTTATATAGAGACACATCACAAAAAATTGATGAAAACTCGGGCAAATTTATTACAGACTGGGATGAAATTAAAATGGCTTTTCCAAATTCATATTATGAATATGATACAAATCCATCACATAAGAATAGAATCAATGCTACCAACAAAAAGATAAAAAATGCAGAAGATGAAATAGGAATACTAATTTCAAATAGATGTGAAAACATTATTCGAGATTTTGAGCAAGCGGTTCAAAAACAAGGTTCATTTTCATTAGACAAAAGCAGTTATGACCCGCATTTTTATGATGCATGCACATATCCATTATATCAATTATATAGTCCAGATAGAACAACGTCTGTATGGGTTTATGTATAATAAGTTTCGACTATTCTTGATTATAAGAAGGTAATAACAAAATGAAATATTTAGATGATTACTACAAATTAAAGGCAGAATTAAATAAGAAGAGAGCCGAAGATGTAAAAATCCAAAATGAATTAGAAGAGAAGATAAATAATGCTTATAACTCTAGTCTCAATATATTTAGTAATGTCAGCACAAATCCCAAATATCCGACAATCTATAATTCAGAAGTACCAAATTATTATGCTTCATGGGTTAGTGCTTGTGTCGATGTTAGAGCATATTCTGTTGCTTCTGCAAAACTCGTTATGTGGGAAAAGATTAATCAATCAGATAGTCACGAATTAGATTCACATTCTTTTATTGAGTTGCTTGAAAATCCAAACACGATAATGTCAAAGCACGAATTATATGAAATGACTATTCAATCATTAGACCTATATGGTAATGCATACTGGCACATCAGAAAAGGTCAGAAATTGAAAAAACCTTATGACATCTGGATAATACCACCTTACGAAATGGAAGTATTAATAAACGAATATGGCATTCCAGTCGGCTATAAACGTAACAATTACTCATATAATCAAAATATAAACAAACAAACTGAATTTGCTTTAGATGATATTATTCATTTCAAATATCCAAATCCAGCAAATCCTTATTATGGTATGTCAATCATTCAAAAAGCAGCATACTCTATCGGTATCGATTTGTATCAAAACCAGTATCAATATAATTTACTTAGGAACGATGCCAATATAAAAGGCTATGTAGAAGCAGATATGAATATCAGTCCAGAAGATGCTGAAAGACAAGAAAAATTATTTACAAAGAAATACGCAGGCTCAGCTAATAGTGGTAAGACGATGATTGGAAAGAAATTCATACCCACGCAATTGGTACCTAAAGAATTGGATTATCTTAAATCCAAGGGCGCGACAAAGGAAGAAATATTAGCTCAATTCCAAGTCCCATCATCAATGTTGGGTGCTGTAGAGCGTATTACCTATGCAAACTCAGATGCTACAATAGCAGGTTTCCTTACTAATACTATTCAACCCCTATGCGCAAGATTAGATAGTAAATTAAATCAATATATCAAAAAGATTTATGGCAAACAGTATTTCATAAAATCAGATTTAAATATACCTCAAGACCCAATAATTATATTCAGAGAACATTCACTAGGATTACAATCAGGTTCCATATCAAGAAACGAATTTAGAATAGAAACAGGTCGAGACCCATATACAGCAGATCCATCATTCGATATACCAACACCCGTATCAAATATAACAAATATAGTACCAGACCCAGATAACAGCAAGAATACCGGCGCCAATGCAACCAACGATAATACAACAGCAGATAATACAGATGTAAACGTTCCAGTAACAGAGTAATAGAACAATATAATAGTAAGACAAATAGGTTTCTTTTCTTTTTATAAGAAGGAATGCCATGAAATACAAACAATTACAACCCATTCTCAATGATGAGAGTAAAATCAAAATAGTTTCCGGTGGTCGTTATTCTGGGAAAACAACATTACTATTTCTAAGTGCAATCAAATCCGCAACAGAAGACAAGAATGAATACAACTATATCTTCATGCCAGATTACACATATATTAGATATATGATACCTGAATTTATTAAACACCTTGATGAACAAAGTATAGAATACGATTATATAAAAAGGCATTATATGTTTAATCTATCTAATGGTTCACATATTATCTTTAGAAGTTATTATAATCCAGAAAGCATAAAACGTATCAGAACTGATTGGATTGGAATAGAAGAAGCAATATGGTGCAAACCTAACTTCATTCACAATATTATACCAACTCTAAATGCAAAGGGTAAATTACTAATCTGTTCTACTCCAACTAATAAAGATACTGAATTTCTCCAGATGTTCCTAAAAGGGCTCAATTCTACAGATAATAAATATATCAAATCATTCATAATCAAAACATCAGATAACCCAATCCTTAAAGCAATTGAATACGATAAAGAAGCAAAATCCTTATTCACTCAATCCAAATATCAGCAAGAATGTAATGGTATCGTTTCTATGATGAATCAATCAAATACTATCTAATTCCTAAAACATATATAGATATAGATGAAGAGAACTAAGAGAAATACTTTTGGTTCTCTTTCTTTTTTCCAAAGGCTGTATCAAAGATTATTTTTGGAATGTTTAAGGTGGACGTAATGGGTGAGAAGGGACTACATCCCGACCTCAGTCCCCATACCTTCTCTATTACCTGAGAAAAAAGTGTCCTTTCTTTGCACCCGCTGTCACTTTCTCTACCTAGAGATACCAGAGTTATAATAGAACTTCTTTGTATACAATTTGTAATAAAAGGTTAAAATGTGGACTCCAATTGAACAAAATCATCTAATTTATAGTCATTTGCTATCTGTCTATAGTAAAATGATATATATAATATACTCTCAGAATGCTACAGTGTTACTATGGATATACCTAGGATTGATTTAAATTTACTATTTATAAAAGATATAGACCATCTTTTATCTCAGTAGTTTATATATCTATATTTTGAATTGAATCTGGTGGTTCTCTATGTATACCTGGGAGAAATGACTGAGATGGGATGAGGAAAGAATTATTTTGTATGATTCTGAATACAAAATGGGATGACTGATGAGAATCATC